GTACAGGCCATCTGTAACGCCGTTCATACACAAGCGGTCAAGGATGCTTATGCCGCACATCTAGCAGCACAGGGGGTGTAACAGATGGGTTATAAACTAGGAACACGTAGCTTACAGAACTTGTCAGGCGTTAATCCTGATATGCAAGCTGTAGTTAAAAAAGCAATAGAGATCACTGAGGTAGACTTCACAGTCATCGAAGGTATACGTCATATTGATCGTCAAAGACAGCTACTCAAAGAGGGTAAGTCAACTACACTTAACTCAAGACACATCACAGGCCATGCTGTAGACATGGTTCCTTGGCCTGTAGATTGGGAAGACTTAGATAGGTTTGAAACTATGGCTGAAGCCATGAAGGATGCAGCAGAAGAGCTTGACATTTCCATCGTATGGGGTGGCGACTGGAAGAGCTTCTATGATGCCCCTCACTTTGAACTTGATCGTAAAGTCTACCCAGCATGACCAAGGAAGAAGATAATTGGCATCTCTCTAGGAGTGTCCCTATAACCCTTGTCTTTGGTCTTATAGCTCAAGCAGGAGCTATTGTGTGGACTGTATCTATGATGATGGCAGACATTGAACGCAATGGTGAAGAGATCATGCGTCTACAGTCTAGGATGTCTATTGTAGAAGATGCTACACAAAGACAAGCAGTATCTATGGCCCGTATAGATGAAAACATTAAAGCAATCCGACAGTCAGTAGAAAAGATGGCTAATGAATAGTTATCACTTAGTAGAAATAATCAAAGGCCCAATGCAAGTTGGTGACAAGTGGTTTATTCTTTGTCGGGTTGTTCACAAGAGTACTTCTTCAAGACCTTCACTTGAGGAAGTAAGTTTCGATACTTTTGATGCAGCCCATGAGTTTGAAAGTCAGTGGAGTTAAGGCTAATTTCCATTGTAGGGGTGCATTATGGTAGATCCATTTACAGCTTTGGCTGCTGTCAAGACTGCTGTCAGTGCGGGTAAAGAGCTTGTCTCAGTTACTAAACAAATTGGTGAGTTCTTTGATGGTGTCGATGAACTAAGGAACAACCATAATAAAAAGAAGAATAGTCTCTTCTCAGGTGATGATGAGAACAGTATGGAAACCTTCGTGAAACTACAGAAGGCTAAGGATGCTGAAGAAGAACTCAGAGCTATTGTGATAGCTACCAGAGGTTACTCCGCTTGGGGTGAGCTACAAGAAATAAGAGCTAGAACACGTAGAGAACGTAAAGAGAGAGAAGCTGCTGATAGGCTCCGTAAGCAAGAAATGGTAGAGAAGATAGTTGTCATTGGGGGTACTCTGATTGTGCTGTCTATTATAACTGGAATAGCCACTCTTGCCATAATGTCATCAAAGGGGATGTTATGAGCCTAGATGCTAAAGGTACTTTTCCATTCCAGATGTATCAGATCCCTGAGTTTACAGCCACTACAGTGACTACAGCACCTACCCCACCAGCTAAGACTAGCACTGATAAACCAAAGGTTGTAGAGCCAGCTACTCGTAGTGAGATTACCATAAGACTTGACAAGTACTGGCAAGAGAAGGCTGAAGAACTCTTAAATAGGCAGAGAAGTATGGCTGAGATAGCTTATAGCCCCAATGGTAGAATTGTAGCACCTATAGAAGTAGGTAGAATACTAGACGTAGAGGTATAACATGGAAACTATACTAGCTTGGAAACTACTACCACGACTAATGATGTTAGTTATGACTGGTATGTACATCAGAGTGATTGAGTGGTTTATGTCGTTACCACCAGAGGCTATGACATCACAGGCAACTGCACTTACAGCAACTGTAACTGGAGCATTAACAGGAGCCTTCGCCGTTTGGTTAGGGAATGAGAGCAAATGATAGGACAAATAATAGGTAGTGTAGTTGGTTTAGCTACAAGTGTAATCGACAGTAAGACACAGATCAAATTAACTGAAGCTGAGATTAAGAAGAAACAGCTTACAGGTGAGATAGATTGGGATCTAGCTGCTATACAGGCTACACAGAATAGTTGGAAAGATGAGTGGATAACCCTACTCTTCAGTATTCCCCTGATACTAGCCTTCTGTGGTGATTGGGGTAATGCTATAGTACAGGCTGGTTTTGCAGCACTTGAGACTATGCCAACATGGTATCAGTATTCCCTTGGAGGGATCGTATCAGCATCCATAGGAATTAGGTCAGTATCTAAATTTTTCGGTAAGTAGTTCACAAAAACCACCTTAGCTGGTGTATACAATAAAGAAGCCCCTGTATCCTTAGTTGGACGCAGGGGCTTTTTCTATTGTGTCATTGCTTTAAAGGTGCTGGTTAAAGACTTTAGTAGATTACTCAGTGTAAAGTAAGCATAGTCTACTTCTTGTTGTAGTTTATGTACCTTCCAGACCAAGTAGAGTGTAATACCTAAGTGTACTAAGTCTACCGATTGATTTAGGCTTATCATTTCTTACTTTCCACTTGTATGAGCTTAGATAAGTACCATTCAGCCTTCCTAAGATCCTCTAAACCATTCTTGTAGCGCCACCTATGGAGATACTTAGCTATATTCCCTCGTAGGTAGCCTACAAACTCATCCTTACTTAAGAAGTCCTCAATGTATTTAATACACTCAATAGTACCTTGTCCGTAGTGTGGTGGACTATTTACATTATCAGATTCCATCTTACTTAAGTCCCACTTAGCCATTACAGTCTCCTATACACTCTCTGGTATTTGAAAGCAGTAGTAATTCACCGATGAATCAGGCGAAGGTCTAGTATTCATAAGCCTATCCTTTATTGGTTCAGCAAACTCGTAACAGGATAGTTGACTTGTAAAGAATACATCGTGTGCGGTAATCTTATAGTTTGCTTCGTGAAACATAATAAGAACTAAAACATACATCGGGTTTTCCTCTATGTTAAATCTACAAGTTCACAAGTATCACCACTACAAGCCATTGTTTGACTACCAGCGGTGTTATCTTCATTCTCATACTCTGAAAGTTCAGACCAGTCAATAGCCTTTGGCATAATAGATAACAACTCTTCGTAGTCCTCTTTAGTACAGTCCTGATAAGGTGCTTGCTGGTAAGTATGATCTGAGTGAGGTAAGAACGATACCCCTGACATCTCATCAAAGTGCTTGTAGACAAATGCACCTACTTCCATCCATTCCTCATCACGTACTGAGATCGTCACAGATGGCTTATGCTCACACCATGAGCGTTGATACGTCAGCCACATCTCTAGCTGCTCTACGGCTGTCATATCGTTTCTAGTAACTGCTCCTGATGGAGACTTGATAGGAAAGCTAAAAACTGTAGTTGTGTCGCCCTTCATTACACAGGGTTCGTTAGGGACACCCTTATCAATCATAAACTTCGTCAGCGGGTCTTTGTTATCTCCACGCACAGTACGAACATAATAAGGGCTGTGACGAGCATGAATGCCACTGGCACTATCCACCAACTGCGAAACGGTACCCGATGGTTTGACGCAGCTTATAGCAGCAGAAGCAGGGATGTTAAGGCGTTCAGCCCACTCAGCATTCGTAGATATTGCAACATCTTTTAACCTTTCTAATGTTTTATCAAGGCCAGCATTCTGACTGGTAGTTAATCTGTTATCCATAATGCCTGTTAAAGACACACCTAGTAGTCTCTCCTCTTCTGTGTTCTTGTTCCAGATCTTTCGTAGATAAGGGAACTTAGTCATAGACGATTGGATAGTACCTAGTATTGTAGCTAGGCGTACCTTACGTTCTAAGTCATCAATAGTATCTGTAGCTCGTACTACAACCTCTGTTAGATTACAGAACTGGTTTGGTCGTAAGATAATTTCGCTACAGGGGTTAGTACCAAACTCATAGTTGGGGTCTCTACGTCCATTCTTAGCTGCCTGTACCTTACTAGCCTGACGATTAAAGACACCACGTTCACCTGACTTACTTTCCACTAGGGCTTGCCACTCCCGCATGAATGTCTCCATGTCAGGCTTCTCTGTGTAGCTCACACTGTTGTTAGCCAATGCACGATGGGCTGCTGTTTCCCACCACTGTCCTGATTTAGCATGACGCATACGATCATCTGACAGGTTAGATAGACTAATCATAGCTGAACGACGAACACCACCAACTACAACAATCTGACCAATGAAACACATAAGGTCATGGCATTCAATAGAGGATAACCTACGGTTCTGAGCAGCCTTGAAGGTAGTAACTGCAAAGTTAAACAGTTCAACTAAAGGTGCAGGTCCAGATGCCCTACCACCAAAGGTCTTAAGTCTAGCACCAGCAGGACGTACAGCAGTCACATCCCATTTAGG